GATGCTGCCTAATTTTTCGATATTCGTTGCCGAGTTTGTAAATACAGTGGCAAGATCCTTAAGATTTCCAGCCTCTGTTATCGCATTTGCAATTTCAATTGACGCGTTTCCTAGCGCGTCTCCAACCTCAGTAACACCTTGCTTAATAACAGGAAATCCTTTGTCTGCAACAATCTCAATGCCTTCTTGCAATTTAGGAAGAAATGCGCCTGCTGCAGCTTCCTTAAGCTCCTCAACCTTTGGCTTTAGACTAGAGATAAACTTTGCAAATGTTTTCTGTGACTCTGTTAGACCTGCAAGCGGGTCATCAGCTCCGCCTTCACCGCCCTTTTGTGCTTTTGCAAGATCTTCATTAGCTCTTTTTAGATCTAAGGTAGCATCTTTCTCTGCGCGCAAGCCATCTCGAACTTCTTTTAATCTATTTGCTTCTAGTTCAGCTTGAGCAAACTTAGCATCATTTAGTTTTTCATTTGCGTCAATAACAACCTGAGTGCCGTCTACACCTGTCTTTGAAAGACGTAGTTGCTCTGCTGCAAGATCTGAGTTCGCGTCCTTTGCCTTACGTAGACCAAGTTCAGCCTGAGCGTATGCAAGCTCAGCTTCCTTACGAGCACGAGAGTTTGGTGGAAGATCTTGAGCGCGCTGTAGAGTTTCACGAGCCTTCTCAAGTTCAAGGGCCGCCTTCTTCTCGGCAAGGGCAGCGTCCTCTGCGTCAAAGCCAAGTTGTTGAAGCTCTTCGTTTCCTTCTTCAATTGCCTTGGTAAGTTCGGTCTGTGCCTCGGTTACTTTTTTCTTAGATTCTACTAAGTCTGCATCGTACTGTAAAGCATCTTCAGCATTTCTTTCAATAACACGAGCAAGAGCTTTTTCAGCATCAGCAACACGACGCTTCTCGGCAGTATCGTCCTTTGCGGCCTTTGTCTTTGCCTTATTGAGTTTACCTACGGCAGCGCCGATTCCTCCCAATGCTAGTTTGGCAGTTACAGCTGCTATTCCTACAGAAGAAAGAATTGAACCAAACACAAGAAGAGACGGACCAGCCGCAGCCACACTTGCGCCTAATGCAACTACTGATGATATAAGCGCGCCAAGACCTGAGGCAAGAGCAGCTAGACCAGTACCGACTGTTCTACCTGTTCGAGTGAGAGAAACAAGTTGCTTGTTTGTCGCAATGGCGTTTTTGATAAAACTACTATCAAATATACTCTTGTTATTTTTAGCAAAGCCTCTGCTAAAGCTTCTTCCGACGTCTTTTCCAGCGCTATCACCGATGTCACCAAGACCGCTAAAGCCTCTCTTGATGTCGCCTGCTACTCCGCTTGTTATAGCACGAACAACTATATGTGCCTCGCCGACAAGTGCCATTTTCTCTCACCTCCTTTCTTGGTTGTTACTTAATTTTTTAGAGCGGTGCGTCCAGTATGTTTCCAAAAGGCTTTGCTGCATTTGGATCAAAGTTTGTTGGTGCAACGTAAGCCTTTGGTCTTTGGGCTGGGTTGAACGGTTCAGGCATCTTTTCCTCAGCAGCATCTATTTCATCTGCAGACAAAGGTTCGTATGCTCCATTGGATGATTTGCGACTATATTTATACGTGCTGTCATACAGCTCCGCATATATTGAGTCGCGCGTCTTGTCTCTAGCCTCAGCCTGCTCAGCAGTTGAGTAGTTTAGATCATCCTCAAAGAAATAATGAATGACGTCTAACATGTCACTTGCTGGCATGCTTGCTAGTTGAAGTCCGTTTACCAATGCTCTTCCGTTCACGTAATACCAGAGGTCTACTGCCCAGGAGAGGAGAGCTCTGGCTGCTCTTCCGGGCGGTTTGTGTACTCTTCTACTAACCAACCGGTGATCTCACCTAGAGTCTCTACTGAGACAATTTTTTCCTTATGAGACAAAAGCGCCTCGAAGCGAGTGTAACTTTCATCTTGTAGAACATGCTTAAAGAATGAGGTAATTACCTTTGCAGCTGCTTCTGGAGCCTCTGATGAAGAATCTACAACAAGGTCAAGCAAAAGCTTACCTTGCAATACTGGAACACAATTAAACTCCTCTTCGTGAAGTTTGAATGACAATGGCTTCTTTTGTACATCTGTGCCACCGCCAAAGTCTTTGAATCTATTAGTCATTTATTTCTCTTTTCTCGTGTGTCTTGAGACGGTTGTCTCTAGTTTATTTTATCAAAGTACTGCAATATACAACTGGTCTTTCAGGTAACGATTTGCACGAGTACCTGGATGCCTTACAGCACGAGAGTAGATCACTCGCGTACCAGCTGTAAACCTAAGTGCCTTCGCCTTGTTAGGCTTGATTATGTGAGGCTTTGTTCCTTCATGATGAGCAAGCGCATACTTTACCTCTGAGCCAATCCAAACCATCTGCCCGTATGCAGTTCTGCTTTGTCGACTGTGTATTGACTGTTGTAGCCTTCTAGTCTTTTTACCAACCTGCCTTTTTGCACCGACGACAATTAGTCTTGCTCGACCAGCAAGAAATCTACCAACTTCACCAACTGGACTTTTTAACATCATGTCCATTGGTCCTGGATAAAGAATTACCTTAACTGCCATTATGGAACCACCACTGATAGTTGCATGTTTACTACTTGAAATCCACCCTCTGCAGTCGAGGCATCAACTGTGGCGATAACACCCATTCCAGGGATACCATCATCCCAAGGATCAAATTGTTTCATTGACTCCATAAGAACCCAGGCATCAACAGAAGAAAGATATGAGCCTTGCTCGATCTTTTCTCCTGAAGGAGGGCGACCATTTTGTCCAACAACAGGAACTTCACGAGCAATTGAGATTGTAAGAACAGCTGTTCTCGGCATATGGCATCTTTGAGGAGTTGCAGCCTGGTCACCTGGAGTTCCAAGGTACAGTTGAACAAACGAAACGACTAGTTGTTCACAGTCAATTGCAGGTTCTCCCATTGTCCAGTAGCAACGTGATGGAAGAGGTACTCCATAAGAAGTAAACACAGAGGTAACCTTCTCAAGGACTTGATCCATCATGTTTTTAAGGTTAAGTGCGTCTGGATCTACGTTAGATACATCGTATAGAGAGGACATGTATAAACCCTATTTCTCGCCTGTGGAATTAGCCTCGGGCACCTGTGAAAGTGTCTCTAAACGCGACTGAGCACCCTTACTTTTGGCTCTAAAAGGGTTTGGAGCGCTAATGCTGTTCATATTCGTCGTTTCTCCTTTTGTATTTACTTTTTAGTTTCCACCGATATTAAAAGCATTGATACTAGAGTTAGCCAACTGGAATCTTACGTTTCCAGAGCAGATAAGAACGGTTTCGGTGGTTCCCGGTGTTTCTACGCTTGGACGTGATGCATAAAGATCATACGTTCCAGGATCTACCATGCCCATAGTGCGAAGAGCATCGTTGTAGGCAATGTTAAACGTGATGTCATACGCTGCCTCGTCGATACTTACTGCTCCTTGGTCAAGATCAAGCTGCTTTGTTTCTCCATAGTTACGGATAATAAGATTTGGAACCCAGTCGCCTTGCTCTACTAAGAACTCAGCGGCAATATACTCAAGAGGAACTGTTACGGTACCTCCTGTAGAGGTAATTGCCATATCCAACTCGCTTGTACCAAGACGAAGAGGCTTTGGAGTATAGCGACGACCGCGAGGAACGTCGGGAGAGAAGACACGAGATTTAGTTCTTGCCTTATCAGGGTTAACCGACTTAAGAAACAGGTCAACCATGTAAATTCCTGTGCGCATTTCCTCGATAAAGTCTTGATTATCAAGAAGAGTGTAGGAGACGCCTTGGCGTGCAATTGAGGTAACACGTTGTGGAAGGGCGCAGTCATCATCATCTGCAAATAGCTTGGCAAACTCAATGGCTAGAGTGCGAGCAGCCATCTTACCCATTGTTGGAGGGTAGGTTCCGTATGAATAGGTAACCTCAAGGTTACATGGAGTCCATGGGACACCTGTCGCTGCTTGAATAGTTGAATGATCTACGAGGTAGTACGCCGATGGGTCAATGATGATTCCGTCACGGCGACGAATTGAGTGAACCTTTGTTACAGGACGACCACGAAGACGAATACGTGACTCTGGAGAGAGGCCGTCAACAACACGGTCATTAAAATTATCAAATTCATCAGATGGAATGTTAAATACTGCGCCGTCAAGCAATAAGGCTTGATATGTGTTTACAGACGCACCTAAACGAAATACACGGTTTTGGCATACGTAGCGCTCAGTTACAGTTGTTACACCACTGTACTTGCGACCTGACATTGCCCAGAGAAGACCAGAGGCCGATTTGCATGCCTCGTAGGCAAACTCTGAGTTGGCGTAGCTGCCAAGCTCTTCTGGTGTTACCCAAAGATTACTCATACCCGTCCTTCTTGTCCTATTAGTAAAACGGGCGGTGTACCTGTGTACATATATTTACACATTGGCACACCGCCCAAATTACGAAACTACGCTACTGGATCCTCAGATGAAGCAATGATGAAGTCGATTGGTAGATCGGCGTTGTAATCATTGTTTCCAGGAACGTTATATTCACTTGTTGAACCTTGGCTTGTGAAGTCAGTGACTGCACGGCTGTTGGTTGGAACTAGTGCTGTTCCTACTGGGCTCACTGCAACTGAACCAACGTCACCAGCTGTCTTAGCATAGCGGAAGGTTGTTGTGCTTGGCACGGCAGTAATTGTGAAGGTACCATTGAATGTTGCATCAATACCACTCACGGTTACTGTATCGCCAACTGCAAAAGTGTGAGCTGTTGAGGTTGTCAGAGTTGCAACGTTGCTTGATAAAGCTTTGTTGTTTACTGACTTTGTAATATCTGGGTGCCAGGTATAGAAACCGTTACGACCTGTTGGTGCCCATGCAGCGCGTGCATATGAGTATGGACGCTCTGTTGCAACTGGGAACTCCCAGCGCTCATCAAGGCCTGAACCAAAGTTCGTGTTTCCAAGACCATAACCTTCGAATGTGTTTGCAAGCAAACCATTCTCAATTACACGGTCGCCAGATTGACGAATCTTGACGTAAGGGAATACCCAGTGGAAGTAAGGAAGAGTTGAGCTCTTCTTTCCATCCTTAATTGCAAACGACCAGCACTCAAGGGCAACGCCTGCTGCTGCAGGATCATCACCAACAGCTGGTGAAGACCAACCGATTGACTTGCGATTTGGTGCTGCGAATGTTCCAGTGTTTTTGCGAAGCAAAAGGCCACCGGACAAAAGTTGTGTTAGTTCAGGATCTGGCTCACAAATTGCCAGTTCCATCGTGATACGCTTTAGCGTATCTGGGGACTTGTAAACTACACAGACGGTGCCATCAGCAGCCTTCTCTGTAATTTCATCTCCTTCTTCATATTCAGGCGTAAATGATACGCGGATGAAAGCTGACGTAGTGTAGCTGTCTCCCGCACCATTCAGAAGATTACCGGCCGCATCGAGGCGAGTAACCCGAATGGACACGCCTTGAATACTTGCGGCGTAATCTTGAGTTGCCATGTGTTTCTTTCTCCTTATTTAGCTATCAACGTAGATAATTCTACGCTGTTAGATCTATTCTTACTGCGACGTGGATAGTTGTATCAAAGTAAACAGCCGCTGGGCGGATTGCCTTGAGACGCATATCGTTCTGATTTCCCGACACATCAAAGCCTTGTGCTAAGGTGTCAGTGACGACATCAATATCGCCAAGGACAACCTTGACAGTACCGGTGGCGTACATCCATTTGTTTGTGTGGCTAGGGTCTTCAGTATTTCCAGCAGCGTCAGTTGGACCTGCTCCTGAGTAACCAGAGCCTACAATTACAGGCGTTCCACCTAGTGTTTGTAGGTGTGCCTTTCCTTCTTGGTGCATTAAAAGGTGACTGTCTCCTGCGAGTAAGGTTGCTACGTCGCGGGTCATATGAATAACACCCTGTTCTCCACATGGAGAAGCCTCTGCAATATGTTGTTCAAGCATTGCTAAGGCTCTGCGTGGGCTTAGGGCATTTCCAGAGTTAATAATGGTTGCGTCAGGATGAACTAGCGCTTTATTTGAGTGGCTTCGTCCAATACGAACAGCGCCGTCCCAAAGTTCCTTTTCGACTGCCTTTTGTGTAATTCCGTCTAGTTGACCTTTAATTCTTTCAATATGGTCAACGCCAAGTAATCCTAATGTTGATCGATAGTCTTCAACCTCGATAAAAAATGGTTTAATCTCGTCGTAACGAGTTGGTGTTGCATCTGATGCAAGAGTGTATGAAGTTGTATCTGTATCGTCCCAGTTTTTTGCTGAGTAATATCCGGTATCCCAGTACTGAGAAAAACCACGGATCCATTGATCTTCTTTAGGTGCAGTATCAGGCTTGACAACAGTAAATAGTCCAAACGCTGAAGGCACGTGCATCGGTGCCTCAAAGACTCCTCTAAAAGCCATCTTTACTTCCTAATCTAAAAGTTTGTTTTGTTATTTGTATCGGAGGGGCCCGTTTCCGAGCCCCTCCTCAACATTACTAACGTGGTTACGGCTTAGTACTCAATTGCCGCAGCTGTTGCGCCACCAGTTGTGTCACGGAGAGCTGCTGCTACGCCGTTGACGCTAATGGTGCTTGTTACCTTGAGGGACTCGACACCAACGAACGCGACACCTTCAAAGGTCTCAACGAACATCTTGTAGTCGTTTGTTCCAACAAGTGTGCTGTCGCGAACGATTCCAAGATCAAGTGTGCCACCGTCTAAGAAGAGGAATGAACCCTCTGCGAAGATGTACCATACGAATGTATCTGAGAACTCGTTTAGAGCGCCAGCTGATTGTGAGCCGAATACGTTGCCGTCAAGAGACACACATAGATTTACTCCACGTGATGCGACGTATCCATCGATCTCTGCGTATGCATTTAGAGTGTTATCTCCAGGTGCTGCGATTGTGAGATCTGCTGCCATTGCGTCCTTTACCCAGCCAGGGATGATTGCACGTAGTGGTGCATCATTCTCTAGACGGTGACGTGAACGGTAGGCTGCTGCTGCGCGGCCAATTTGTACCAAGAAATCGCGGCCAAATCCGATTAGGGATGTGCTTGTGACTGCTGTTGAAGCGTCACCGATCTTGGTCATGATGTTTTGCTCGGCCTCACGTGCATGTTGAATCAAGCCAAGCTCGTTGTGACGAGCGATAAGCTCTGGATATGCGCGTGTTGCAAGGTTACCGAACTGCATTTGTAGAGTTACAGCGTCTGTTGCGACGGTGGTCTCTGCTGCTGCAGCAACTGTCAAGCTAAGCTTGGTCTCGGTGCCTGGGTTTGTGTCAACGGCGTTTGTCCAAACACCAACAGCGTTAGCATATGAGCTAAGTACTGGTGGAGTTACGAAACGAATACCGCCGCGGTTAGCCTGGAATCTAGGTAGGCAATCGCGAACTGGACGAGCGGTTGAGCCGATACCAAAGATATCGTACTTAACCTCGAATGGAGCAACGTGTCCACCAGAAGCAACAAGTGCCTCAGGGGATGTTACTGCCTGGATTTTTGCCCAGTTGGATTCAGCATCTGTAGTAAGAGTGCGCTCCTCTGGGAATGAGGTAGAGAATGAAGCAACGATGTGTTGCTCGCCATTTCCACCATTTACGTTACGGAATCCATGAAGACGCTTTGCCATAAGGCCAGCTACTTCGTTCATGTCCTTTACTTCACTGCCTGCTGTGTAGCCAGGAATATCAGCGCCCGCTGTGATTGCCACTGCGGCTGCTGAACTCTGAGCTACTGGGCGACGGTCAGCTGGAACCTCGATGTTTGAGGTATCCTCTGTTGATGCGGCGGCGGTCACTGGTGCCTCCTGCTCCTTCTGCTCAATAACTTGAGCGGTTTCTGTTGTTGTGGTTTGTGCTTCTGCCTCGGCAACAACTTCAGCTACAGCCTCGGCAACTGGTGCCTCTTCTGCTGCTGCAGTTACAGCAGGTGCCTCTTCAGCAACTGCTTCTACCTTAGCTTCTTCTGCAGCGAATTCCACGGTTGTGGTTTCCTCTGCCTTAACTTCTGTTGCGGCTGCCTCTGTTACAGGTGCAGCTTCTGTAGCTGCCTCGGCAGCTGGTGTTGCTTCGACAATTGTCTCAGCGGTAGTGTTATCGGTCGATAATTCAGAAACCTTATCCACAGTTGTTGACGCTTCAGCCATTGGCTCTTTGTCTGCTGGCTTTTCCTCTTCCATAGCAGGAACAGCAGGAGCTTTTTCAGCTTCTTTGTCCTCTTCCATAGGTTCGGCTTCGCCTTCAGCCTTTGGAGCATCTTCAGCTTCACCCTTGACGCGCATTGCAGCCTCTGCAGCACGTGCAGCAAGCTCTTCAGCTTGTGCCTCGCGACGCTTTGCTTCATTGCGTACTGTGTCAAGCATGTCAGCTAGTGATGTCATCGCATCTACTGTCTGGGGAGTTGGATCTTCCTTTTCAACCGTCTCAAACTCGCTTACGATAGCACTTTGAAGCTCAGCGAGTTGATCCTCGTTAAGCTCAGTTAGTGTATCTAGCATTTCTTTAATACGGTCCACTGTCCCTCCTCCGGGCCAGTCACGACGAACGAGATTTCTCATTCGTCTCGTTGATCAGTCCAAGGCCGAGGGACTCCGCTGCAATAGCGTGGAGGCACTCCACCCGAATTGAATAATACATTACTTTTCTTAGGTTAATAGTCGAAGAAGCTTACTTAATTGAGAGCTTATTTGGCTCTGGTTTAAGTAGTCTCCTCCAGCCATATAGGCGCGTAGTCCTTCGGTAGCGACGTCCGCGTCTTTTTTACCGATCTTGTCTTCAACCCTTGTAATCATGTCATCGACAAGATCACGTAGGGCAGGAGGTAGATCGCTAAATCTTACCTTTGTTGCTTCCGCTCCAAAAGGTAAAGGTAGGTTGGCGATTGTCTCGCCAAGAGCGCGTGCACTCTCGCGCACGTTTGTTAGGGCCTCTGGATTAAGAGCCCTTGAGTCAATGCGGTCAATAATTCCAATGAGATCCGTCGCAGAACGAGCAGCCTCAACGTAGTTACCAGCATTTTCTAGTCCCTCAGTCTCGGCGATCTTTTCTACAACGTCCTGTAGACCAGACTCTCCAAGGTCCTGCTTAATACGGGCTAGAACTTGACGAAACTTTCCTTTAGAATCACGCGGTTGAGTCTTGCCAGAGACGTATTTAGCCTCTGGCTCGGCAGTCTCAACCGCTAATGCTTTTCCCAAGTCGGTTGTTTCCTCTGCTGAGGCTGTAGTTGCAGGAATACGTGAACGAAGACCTTCTACTGCAAAGCTAATCTCCTCTGAGGACATTGCCTTCCATTTTTCAGGAATAAGGTCCGCACGGTCAAGAACGCGAGCACGCTTCATGATGTGACGACGAATCGCCGCACGCTTTGAAGGCTTGCCACGTCCATAGGCCTGGATGGAATCCTTTAGGCTATCTACGTTTGTGATTGGATAAGAACCGTCCGGTAGAGCCTTACCTTCCTTGGCAAGCTTTTGGCGAGTCTCACGGGAGATGTAACCAAATCCGTCTTCATAATCTTCCGTTGGAAGAACGCGAGAAGAAAGCTCGGCGATCTGTGCTTGAAGTTCTGCCCTACGGGCTGCACGAATATCGGCAAAACGCTCGCGAGCACCATCAGCTTTTGCTGAAAGTTCTACTAGTTCTAACTGCTCCAGTTTTTGTACACGAGCAGCAAGTTCTGACACAGGGTCACTCTTTAGCTTAGCTAATGTACTTGCGCCAGCGGCAACAAGTGCCATAACCTGGCCTGATGCAACACGGGCACGAGCAATTGGGAACCCTGGAACGTTTACCTGACATACGGCAACAAGCTCAAGGCTGTTCTTAATTGGACGCCAGTCACCAGAAGGTGCTGATGCACGAAGAGCACGAATTTGTTCTGGAGTAGCGCCTGGACGAATTGATCCAGCTACCCAGATACCGTAGGCATCTTCACCTGCGTGAACATCTGCAATCGCAGAGGCGGTATCGTCATAGTGACGAGCAGCCTCGTGAGCGCTAGCCTCGAGTGAAGCATGTCCACCTGCTAATGTTAGTTGGCCGACAGGAACATCTGTTCCATCATCGGTACGAACCACTCCTGTGTGGAAGTAGGCGTACTTGCTCTTTGAGCGAGGTGGCTTAGTTCCATACGCTAGTCCAATGTGATCTACATGCCATGCAGCAATGTGACCATACACTTGGCCTTCGTCTGTCACCGTAAGTGGCGTTGGCTTATTAAGTTGCTGATTGTCAAACCAGCTTTTAGGTGGAACAACCGGGATCGCGCCAGCGACAAAGCCGCATGCGACTAGCGACGCTGCTTCTGTCGGATCCACATCTTCCACATAGACTCCGTCAGGAATCACGTTATCCTCCTGTATCTCTTTTTCTTCCTCAACGAGGAAAATCTTGCATTCTTGGAACGCAGGCTTAGGCACGATAGTAACTCCCATAACTCGTGCTTTAGTAATGTCAATCTTACCATTACCTACCTTGCCTTCTGTATCGTCTCCAGCTTCTATTTTTTCTTCCTTGGCTTCAAACATATCCATGTCAGCTGAAATTCCACGGATAAAACCTTCGCGAACAAGACGTTCTGCTTCCTTGCCATATTCACCAGTATCAAATACTCCATAGGCATTTCCAATGCCTTGGTCAGTTCTTTCCATTTGATCAATGCGACCAACTACAACTGATCCCATGTGACCTTCACCAGTCTTAATCTGCCACATTAAAGGAAGCGGTAGTTCGCGCATATCAATTGCGTTTTTACGGAACTTACGACCGTCACCAGACTCGATCTCTTCAGGAATAACAAGAGGCATCTTAAAAGCTGATCCCTTGTATCCTTCAATAGACGCGACTAGTCCCATACGGACACGCGCGTCTCTTGCGCGAGCATTTAACGCGGCTCTCTCGATAATCTCCTCAGACGTTGCAATAACATCATTGCTAAATGCATTACGTCCACGGCCTTTACGTCCATAAAGCTGACGATGTTTTTTATCACCTGTCCACATTCCGGTCATCTCCTTATGACGAAGAGAACAATATCCTTTTGCACGAGGTCCAAGATACTTAGATAGCTGACGAACACAACGGGTCCAGTCTCCGCCAGTATTCCAACGAATCTTTAGACCGCCCTTACCAACTGTCCAATAGCGACGAAGCTTTTCAGCGTTTCCACGGTTACGGTCAAGTCCGCCAGCAGCAACAAGTGTTGGTCCCCATAAGACTGTAAGAATGTGATCTAATGTCTCAGACACAACGACGGATGCAGTAACAGTGTTGGTGTCAATTTGCTTTAGCACATCTTGAAGAGTAGCACTGTCGAGAGGGACCACTGGAGGAGGAGTTGCTGAGTTTAGATCTCCTAGAATTCCCTCATCACGAACCCACTTGCCTTCAGCTCTTTTGTATGTCATTGGAAGAGTTGATTTTGAGTTTGCTGGGACAAGAGCAACTAAATCCATAACCGCACGAGGATCATCTGGAGATACAAGTGCCATAAATAGAGGTTGAACGTCAGAGTTATCTGGTGTTAATTCTTCTGCTGCTGCCGCGCCTCTAACTGCTGGCGCGATAGGCTGATACCAAAGCTGATTTGGCTTTAACGTTTCTCCAGACTTTGTTTTTACCGTCTTGTTTAAGAAGTTCTTTAATAAAGGATGATCATAGGCATCTAGCGTAAGTTTATCGCCAGTTGTCTTCATCAAGTCCTTCATCTTGTCAGTTCTATCATCAGGAATCTTTGATTCGTCATACCAGCGAGTTTCCGCGCGGTCAGGTTTAGCCTGTGAAGAGATTGGAGAACCACCTGGGCTTGTAGGCACAGAAGGTGGTGTACCTGTTGGAGAAGTCTTTAGATTAGACGATGGTGCTGGAGCTGAAGTTGGAGTAGCAGAATCCGCACCCTTAAATTGATCTCTTTGCGATTTAACCCACGCTGGCCAATTGTTAACAATCTCAGACATATCACTTGGGCGAAGTGCTGGAAGAGTTCCAGGAATCTGAACATCTGGACGGTCAATTGGAGTACGTGGTTGAGCAAGTATTCCCGTAGTATCAAATCCTGGAGTTTCTATAGTCTCTCTTGAGATTGCACCAATGTACTTGTCAACCTTCTCAGTGCTTGCTGCTGGAACGTCTGCCATTGTTCCGTTGTCAAATTGAACCTTTACCGTGCTTGACTCAGGGTTAATCGCACGAATAGTACCAACACCATTTTGCACGTCACCACCAACAACAACGCGAGAGCCTTGTGAAGCAAAGCGGCCTGATGCATCGCGAACTTGGCGAGCTGCATTCTTTGAGCGTTCCTCTGGAGAATACTCTCCATCAGTTACTGGTGCTGTAGACTGTTCTCCAGCAGCAGTCATTGCGCTATCAACGTACTCCCAGTCAACCTCGTTCATTGCGCGGGCAGCAAGTTGAGCCTCATCGTAGTCAATGTCCTCTACCATTACGCAACGGTCAGGATTTAGTTGTAGTCGTGCAGCTATGATTATTGCAGAATCAGGATCAATTACAACGTGAGATTTTTCAACGTAAATATCTTCATTATCATCAAGTGCGTTGTCATATGCGTAAATATCTGCACCATAAAGTCCTAATGTGTCCCAGCCAGATCCATCCCAAACAAAAACGCTTCCATCAAGATCAATCTTGTAAAGACGGTCAATGCCAGATCCATCAAGTCTTACGCGGGCAATAAATTCTGGAGAAACAATTTCTGGTTTTTCCATTGCTTCTTTAAACGCGTCTAAATCTGATGTGTAAAGACGAGGAGCCTCATATTCGTTAGGGTCTTGTTCATATCCAGGAAGACCATAGCCATCAGCAGTTAAAGATTTTTTGTTTTCTCTTTCGACGATTGCTTGCGCCCATCGCCATCCAGCATCCCCGCCCCAGAGAGCCCACGCAATACGCCCGCGAGAAGGAAAGCCCTTCTCACCTGGTTGCCACCCTTCCGCCTTCTTATCAATCTCATGGCGCGGAAAATACTTCGCAATATGCCTAACTTTTTCGATTCCAATTTGCCCTCCCTTAGAAAGAGTGCGCGCGGTGTTGAGGCCAACGGGTGTCCCTCCTCTCTTATGTTCCTTGCGCCATTCAAGCGCCTTCTTTGCTTCAACTTGTACTCCACGAGGAATTGTGTAGAGACGACCTGATGCAACAATTACCTTAATTTCTAAATTTGCAAGTGCGCCGTGCGCAAGATCAAACATTGACTGTGAAATCTCTTCAGAGTTAGGATTCCAGCTACTTGAGGCAAACAATGCCTCAGCGTCACCAGTCTCAACGACAAGATTAACGTCCTTGTCAATTACAACTCCACTGTCTCCACTTTGAAATAGAACTAGTGAGTCTCTAACTCCGAGTACGTTTACCACTTTTATTCTTCCTCCGTAATGGGTCCGCCGACTACCCACGCGCTACAAGTACGAGAAGCAGCACACTTAAAATCTAAAGCCTCGCAGTAACCAAGTTCTGCAGTATCAACTGCGTCCCAGGCATCATCACTAGAGGATCCGCCTTGCTGAATTCCAGATGAAATACAGTCAAGCATGCTTGGTGTACGAATAAACATTACACAGTTGGCACATGTACTCTTTCGTGCCTCATCAGCGTCAACGCCCCAGCGCTTTCCTTTTTCTTCCCAAAACTCATCATTTGGTTCGTTTGGATTCAATGGGCCGTATCCAGCATTTTTAATCGCGTATTCACGATTTTCAAGATTAACTTTGATGTCCTGTGTTGCTGGTGGGCAATCTGGGTTTGACTCAGCTGCCGCGGTAATCGGCTCTGACTCCTCGCCTGCGTATTGGGCAGTGTCCTTTGAGGTAAGAATTTCCTCATTTCCTTCTGCCATATCAAATATCTTAGTAAACTTAGGAGTTACCTCGTGAACCTCTAGGCCATCAAGTGACTCGTCATCAACCGGCAACTTAAACCAGCCACGATTTGAGCGGGTGTACATTCCAGCCTCAGATGAATACACAAGATATTTAACCTCGTCTGACTCACTGTCAATTGCCGCATATAAACTGTCATCAAGAGCAGGAGCGTTCGGAGTAAACGCCAACTTTACCTCTGCCATGTATATCTCCTCTAACGCCTCAGCAGGAACGACGGTTTTTAGACGAGAAGCCCATCTACCATCAATATCTTGAAATGCCCTTACCGTATAAATAGTACCGTAACTTGAGAATGTTATGTCTCCTCTAATTGCACTTACGCGAACATCCTCCGCGCGAACAAGAGGGTAGTAGCGTATACCTTCAATGGTAGCTGCTCCAACATGTGGGCTACCGTCAAGCTCTTCGATGTGAAGTCCATAGATAGGCTTAAGCATGGCTGAACCGTTTTCAGTGTTAGCAACAAGAACCGCTGGTCCGGCTAGAAAGCCTTCGTCTGTCTTCCACGCGGCCTCGTCTGTAAGCTTTAACTTATTCATCATGTCTTAGTCTCTCCTGTTTCAATAATGATAACCTCCTCGATTGGACGACCACCAATTGTTGTAATTCCTCGAGCCTTTAGTCCCTCAATTACTCCTGTGTGAACTCTCTTAGAAACTACCATAACGTCAAGATCTTCCCAGGCAAGGCGATGTTTGAACATAACCTCGTAGGCTCCAACCTTTGCCGCAGAGATAACATCCTTGTTCTTTTGACGTGCCCCAAACTTATCAGTGTAGTTTGCGTAAAAGTCTAGACGTTCATACAACTTTAAAGGATCAAAATACAGGGTAGGTACGTAATCGCTAGTCCCGTATCTTTTCTTGCCGTCATTGCTAGAAGGACGAGTAAATACGTAGTCTGCTCCTCCGGTCTCGATGTCTCTTGCGCTTGACTGGCCATGAACGCCAACGCCTTCTGTCCATCGAGCTGTCGTTGAAAGTAGACCTCCTTGAGGATTGTCAATAAGACCAACAATCCAATCGGTCATTGCTTTGTCCTTCTCCTCTTCCGTCATGGTGTAGGAAAGAATCCCTGGATTACGAAGACTGTGGTTAATAACTGCAGGTTTTCCTGTCGCCTCCCAGATCTTTTTTGCTCCTTCTGGAGAAAGACGGTACTCTATTCTTCCAGAGGCACCCGTGGTAACAATAACGTCGTCTACAGTTAGACCCCACTTGTCCTTTACCTTTGCTAAGCTTTCTGCTCTCTTTTCACCTTTAGGGTTTGTGTTTGCATCTGTCTTTGCATCAAATATACTCATCAGGCGATTCTCGACAAGAATCTTTGAGTCAGCCGGTGTAGCTGGACGAACCTCGCTGACACCAGCAATTTTTAAGGCATTTGCAATCTGGTCCTCGGTTGCATCAACCGGTGCTTGAATTTGAACTGTATTATGAAACGCACGGGCAGGGCTCTGTCCATATCCTTTACCAAAGGTATCAGAACCATCAGCGTTTGCGCGATGAATCTTAATAACAATTCCGTCCTCAGTGGTAATTGTGTAAGTTCTACCTGCACCGTTAGTGTAGGCAGTCTCTGTGCTAGAGATTTGTCCAACACCGTCCTTGTCGACGTCAATTCTTTGAATTTTCATCGGGCTAACTTGAATTCCATTTTCTGCTTGCTCAGAAGGAGTCATCTTAGCTATTTCAGCTACTCTTTGTTTTCCTGCCCAGTTTGTGAGCTTAAACTTTAGTTGAATGTTATCAACGCCATTCTCATCCTTAACATGAATTACACGAACATCAAGATCTTCAATGGAGTCTGCATCCACTGCAACTGAAGCTCCGCGCATTCCGGCGTTCTTGTCAGTTGTGTCTAAAACTCTTGCGATTGCGTCAGGAAGTGCGGGTACATTTTCAAAGTTTGATAGTTTCCAGTCTGCTGGACTATCAACGATAACTGGTGGCGCGCCTGCTCCGGTAGACTTACCTCCGCTTACCTTTACTGTAGATCCTTGGAAGTTCTCATCAAGCTCTCCTGTAGATTTCAATGTTTTAACTGAACGCCACTTAACAGTTCCGTTTCCAAAATCTACTCTTGCGTAATTTTGCTTATTTACTCCGATTACAGTTCCAATTACTCCGTCTTTATCAGCAACCTTTACGCCTGCAAAAACATTTTTTCCATTAGCGTCTGGAGCTGACAATAGACCTTCAGGAACATCTAGATCTTCTGTGCTTGAGTCTACATCTGCATCAAGCTCTTGCTGGATCTCTTGCTCGCCTTGGTCAAATGGAGTTGACTCAGTTTCAATTTTACCTTTTAAGTCTACTTGTTCTGCGGTAGTTGGTTCTCTCCAACCAAAGACTGCTCCGTCTCCTCCGGCATAAAAATCTTTATCAGCGTCTTCTATAGTAGTGTACTTATCATTAGGTCCATCAAATACAAGTATCTGACCGTCTACATTTACTGCAATGGCGCCTAGCTCCGGGTTTACACCAACAAGATCTTCAGATTTTAGTCCTCCATACTGATAAAGGTTTGCAACTAACTGCGCTGCTTTATTAAGATCCTTGTCAAAAAATGGCCCAGGTTCTTCTGATTTTGATTCTTCAGGTTTAGGTTCTTCTTTCTTTTCTTCCTTGCTAGCTTCACCTGTTGCAATCTCTTCACTAATATCAACTATGCCTGGAGCAACTATGTCCGTAATTGCTGAAATGATATCTGCGTCATCTGCCTCAGACCAATCAACAAGACCTTCTTGATCTATAGCGTCGCGAATCTGATTAGCTTTTTCATCAGAGATCTTAGTTCCCTGCTGGTCTAGCAGATCTTTAATCATCTGTGAGTGCGCTTGAAGTTTCTTAGGTGACTTTTCATATAGGTCACCGTAAAACTCTTCAGGGACTAGTTTTTCATTAAAGAAAGATTGATAAGTTTTTAGAAATTCGTCCATCTTCTCAAGAGGAATTTCAACCGTAACCTCATCAACGCCATCAACATCTAACTTGGAGTCAACTGCATAAGGCAGAACTTCTTCATAACTATTAGGACCAGTGTCACTGTTTGGGTTGAAAGGACGATTTCCATCAACGACAAAAGATACACGAACCTTTTTGCCATCTTCTGTTAGTTTGGCAGTAGTATCGAACTGTCCAATGTCATCTTGTTTAGGTTCTTTCTTTTCATCAACTAAATCATCAGCATCAGGCTCTACAGAAGGCGTTGGAGTTGGGTCCGGAGCCGAAGTTGGAGCCGGTGAAGGCTCAGGGGCTTTTGGGCTTTCGCCACCACCACCGTCGTCACCGTCAGTAATAACTGTAAGATACTTTGTGCTCATCGCACGAGCTTTCTTTTCGTCTGGGAACTTTACCTGGACATACTGAACACTCTTGTCGTATTTTACAAATACTCCTTCAAGAACAACACCCTTCTTTTCATAGCGAAGTTTTGCACCAGGCTCAATAGGTGTTCCATTTTTATCTTTATAAGGATTAGTTACAGACTCTGTCGGTACAGGATCTGCAGACTTAGCAGGTTCTTCTACTTCAACTTTGTCTGGCGCGTTCTTCTTGTTTTCTTCCTCGATGTATTCCTTAAGATTCATAAGTTGTTCATCTAGGTCATCGATGTTGTTTAACAGCTCTGTATCATCACCAATCTTACCAAAGTCTGCAAGATCACGTAACTCGTCTAATACACCTGGAAGTTCTTCATCAGAGATCTCGCCATTGCGCCAGTCAACAAGTACCTTGTCAATTTGATCTGCTACAGCTTGAAACTTCTTACGAGCTGATGCAAGCATATTCTCATCAAGCGCATACTCTTCAGCCCAGCTGCGAGCAGTGTCAAGACGACTGTCAATTTCCTTGCTCTTGCCTTCAGGAGTTGAGACAGCCTCTGGATCTTTATCGTTCTCATCTTCAACGTCTACATTTTCAATTAAGGTAGATGAATCTTCACTGAGTAGATCGTAGCGGTCAAGAATAAACTTACGACGAGCCTTTAACTTATCCTTAATTTCCTGTGCAGCTTCTGGGTTAGAAACAATTCCATCAACCATTGAGTCAATATCATCGTTTGATATGTTAAGAAGCTTGCGCGCTGATTCCTTTTGTTGTTCATCAGTCATTGAACCAAATATCGCAGCAGACTGCGGATTCATATTAGGATCACGTAAGGTATCTAGTTCATTGACATCATTGCCAAATAAAGAACCCTTAGGTTTACCCATAGCGCGGAATAAAAGCGCTCCACCTGGGTCTACACGGACAGGGTTGCCATCACCATCGGACATTACGTTATCAAATCCTAAACCTGCAACGTCCCAGTTTCCAAGCCATGCATCAACTGCGAAGCCTTCTTGCAACTTAGCAAGATACTCTGGGTCATTTAATTTTTCTTGTAGATCTTGCTTTGAACCAATGATGTCTGGAGAGAACGTTTTCTTTACACCGTCGTCCGCACTGGCGATACCGAGATCAGCTGCATCAACACCAAGAAGCTTATAAAGCGCAGCAGCAAGAACTTCATTCTCTGCGTGAAGATCAGACTTAGGAGTCTTTACGTAGTAACGGTTGCCTTCAGCGTCCTCGTAGAAACCACCTTCGTTAGATCCAAGTTGAGGACCAACCTTCTTCCAGTTTTGCATGTCATACTCGGTGTTAGCTTCTTCAACAATTGCATTTACTGGATTCTCTGAGCTTTCTTCTACAGCATCAGCTTCCTCATTAGTGACTTCTGCATCTGGATCTGCATTTGCAATATCTTCTAATAGCGCGTTTGTGTCAACACCTTGAATCTGCAAGGCATCACGAATAAGCTCTACAGCAACTGTAACTTCTTTTTCATCATCTACCTTAAGAATAACCTCACCTGAGCCATCTTCAATTGCTGCTCTAAACGCCGGTGCTAGTTTCTCGCGTGGATAGCTACGTGCTACTGCATTAGGCTTATCTTCAAAGTTCTCTGGGTATTCTTGATCTGCCCTTGACTCATAGCGAGCAGGGTCAATCTTGTGGTAACCTTCTGGCATCTCTGGAGACTCGTTTGTTTCCATTAAAAGATTCTCGTAATCCGAGTCTAGTCCAGAAAGAACTGCGTCGCGCTTTGACAGTGTCTCAATCTCAACCTCAAGAACTGTCTTACCAGCCGAGTTCTTTGATTCTTTTACTTTTACGATCTTAAAGTTACCTAAGACTCTATGCTCTTGCTCTTCAAAAGGAGATAGTCTACTTAAATCAACAGATCTTCCTTTCTCAGGACGGATTGTAAATACAACAGCAGTCTTGTCTTTTACGCTGTTAAGTCCACCTGAAAAGACTCTGGCTAAGTTTTGATCCATTGAGAACGAGCGAGCATCAAATGCTAGAACTTCTCCATTTCTAATTTTCTCTAAAAGAGGACTATCATTTGGCACCTGTATTCCTCGATACAAAGATGTTTGATTGTACCGAGATGACTCAACCATAAGTCTAAAGAATGCACCAGCAAAAGAGGTGTCGCTGTCAATTGATTCTCTTCCATCAATTATGGCTTGCTTTGACTTAATTAGATCGTTTATGCTTCCATTTTTCTTAAAGAACTCTTGCACCTCTGGCCACTCAGCAGATCCGTTATACTTTTTAATTGCGTCAAACACGCCAAGTGCAAGTCTAGTCTCCTCTACACCGTCACTGATTCCCTCATCAAGAGCAGTGATTGTTGCCCATAGCGCTTGAAACGCTTGTTTGTCCTCAGGAGACGCATCGGGGTCAAGTGCTCCTCCAATGTAATCATCTAGCAGTTTTTGAAGATCTTCTGAGATCTTCTCGTCTTTGCTTCCTGCTGAAGCTCCTTTTGCATTTCTAATGGCAGCAGCAAGTTCTACGATCTTAGCGTTTGGCTCACCACTTCTATTAAGTTCTAGCAGCTGCGAAACTACTGCAGATCCAGAGTCCGCGAGTGCAACATCAACGTTTGCTCTTGCAATAGCATCTGCATCATCAGGATCAATTGCGTCAAGTAGAGGTGTCTGCATCTCTACAGTTTCTTCCTTACGAAGAGACTTAAGAAGATCTTGATTCTTACTTTCGCCTAAACCTGTGTCATACAGTTGTGCAAGAAGAAGATCAGCATCGTATCCTTGCTTCTTTAGTGCAAGATAGATTGCCTCTGCTGGAATCCACTCTTCGCCACCCTTAAAATCAAGAGCGCCAACGCCAAGACCAACAATCGGCTTTTCAGGCTGTTTTTTAGGAGCGCCAGGTCCTTTCTTCTTTGGCTTCTTTATAGGCTTTCCGTCTTCGTCTACTTCTTCTTCTTCTTCTTCAGAAGAGCTGTCATCAAGAAGATCTAACGCGTAATCCTTTTTACCAACGATTGCTTGAATAAATGCGTCAACAAGTGCATCTTCACCAAACTTGTTTGCAAGAACTTCTGGGTCATCTGAAAAATCTGGACTTTGCTCATCATCAACGCGACCTTCGGGTTCAAACTTTTCTGGACTCTGAAGTTTCCACGCGTTTTTAGAAGGTGTAAACTTAGATGCTACAGGCTCTTCTTTTTTAGGAAGATCACGCACGATGATAGGACCTTCTTGGTCTTCAGGACCAGGAAATTCTCCGATATCTTTAGCTTCTATCTTTGCGACGGGCTCATCATCTCCAGCGCGAGGAACAGGGATGGTTTCCTTAAACCAAGGATCGGCCGGGTCGTGTTGTAGACTCTTTGAGTCTCCAACCCACTTAACAACATCAGGAATACGCGCCTCAACTTCTTCCCAGGTGTCGTATCCTTCAAATCCTTGTTCGTCCTTATTAAACCAATTAGCGCGGTGTCCAAACTTAATCTTGCCTTTGTCATCAATTTCTGCAATTACCTGAACTTGATTCTTTCCGTCTGCACTTGGTACTAACTTTTGGAACGTTCTAATCTCAGGGGCGCCATCAGTCGAGTACTTGCTAATTCCAAGTTCCCAGCCTTCAGGAATGTCACGTCCTTCAATATCCTTTCCTTGCTCAAACATCTCTTCAAACTTATCAACGTCCTCGTTGTACTTCTTTTTCTTTTCTTCAAAGAACGCTTTATCTTTTGCCTTCTTAGCTTTCTGCTCTTCTAGCACAGCCTTTGCAGAAGGATTAAGCTTATCGTAAGGATCTTCCTCAGAACCTGGAAGAACATCCTTATTGCTTGGAGAAGACATAATGCGCTTAAACTTGTCGTAATCTTCTTCATCAGCGTTTGCAAGATCTTGGATCTGTGCCCAGTCATCAACTGGCTCACCAACCTGTGTGCCCTTGTCACCGTTCTTGTCCTTACGGAACAGCGCGAGTTTTCCGTCAGACTCTTCTACGATGTAATCGTCGTCAGAACCAAATGATCCGTCCTCATTCTTTTTCCAACCGGCAGGTGCGTCCATACGCATCTTAATCATGTCTTCCTTAGAGAAGATCTGCGCTCTTTTTTCAAGAATAGAAGAAAGCTTACCCTTAAGTTTTCCAGCTACGCTGTCTGGTAGAAGCGCCTTGTATTCCTGAGCGTTACTTGATTCAACAGGATAGATACCATCTGGGAGATTTGGATCACCCTTAACCTGAACAAGTCCGCGATTACCATCAACGCCAACAAACTTTCCATTGATCGGAACGTTGTTCCCGCCGATGTTAATCTTAAAACCAATACCGCGACCCATTTCAATCCAGCGGCCTAAACGGTCACGCCACTGTAGATTTGCGCGCAGACGGCGAGCAGCTGAAGAGTTACCGTCACCAAAACTAAATGCAGCGGTGAGTGCTGTTAAATAAACCTCACGAGGAACACCACCAGCGATAAGAACCTGCAATGAGGTAATTGCATGTGCGTACTCTACAGAATCCTTATCATAAAAATACGCTGCCGCAACGATCTCTCTTGCCTCATCATCGATACGTGGATCAGCTGCAATCCAGCGAGAACGAGCGTGACGTAGTGCAGACGCGGTCATTGCATTACGTGACGTAGAGTTAGGGTGACCTACTGGTAGAAGGTCAAAGCAGGATATTTTTGAGCCTGATGGAAGTTCTCCAGTTTGCGCTAGGCTAATAAAAGATGAAACTTCCTTATACGCGATAAACTTACGAGTTTTGTCGTCAAGATGAGCTGTCTTACTTAGTGAGCGCTCAGCAACGGCTAAAACTGACTGAGTAGAAACACGACGCTCAGCAGTTACCTTTTTATTTTCAGTGGCAGCTAATTCAAGTACAGATTGGCGAAGTGTCTTTTTTGCTCCACGGAACTTTGGTTTTACAACTACGGTGTTCTCTCTCCGTGTAAGAATATCGTTAATTAGCTCATACACTTTGAGGTGACTCCTTAGTTGGTAAAAGATCGGCGTCTTTAGAATCATATAAAGCAGACGCTAGAACTGCTGCACGGTCAAACGGCGACTCGTTCTCACGAACGCCACGAAGCCAAGCTGCTCGTAAGGCAGGGATAATTTCGTATCCTTCTCCAGAAAGTTCTGCCATAGCTAAGATTGCATGTTCTGGTGAGTGATACTCTTCTTCGTCCTTAAGTGAAATATATAGTTCTTGATTTGCGTATAGTGATGCAATCACAGAAGCATCACCTTTACTTGAACGTGGATGCTTTGCTGGTAAAAGATCATTGTCCTGTTTGTAGTTTGGATTTGCGGGACGTCCACTTTTTAATAGACGTAGAAATGCATTTACGCGAGCAAACGCCCAGCCATCTCTTGTCATGCCTGCACGGTGCGAGCTTGAGAATGCACCTGCGCCGCGGCGATACACCGCCTTTAACATTCCAAGTGTTGCCTTACGCCCTTCAGGCGCTTTTTCATTATGCTTCTTAACCTTCTCACGAAGCGTTGCCTCTGTTCGAGCGCTAAACACGATTTTCTTTCCGCCAGACGCAGATCCTTTTTTATTTTTCTTTGAGCCGTAGATGCGATCTTTTTTAGGAGCACGAGGATTTGCAAACTCTGTTTCTGTTGAATCAGACGAGTCTTTAGGAACACAGTTAGGAACCATGTTTCCGTTCTTACCCTTCTTCATTCCAACTTGTTTGTAACCATCCCAGCACGGACCTTCGCCCGCAGCGGTTACTGGCTCGTAAGAGTCTAAAAGATCAACTGGCTCAATTGACATTGTTAAACCTCTGTTGTCGGTGTTGGCTCTGTTGTCTCTGTTGGCGTCTCTGGAGTTTCTGGTGCAGCCTCGTCAGCTACTGGTTCTGTAGACTGTGGTCCCTTAAGAAGTCGTTCAACCTCTGGCGGAATTGGTGCAAGTGATTGTGCCTGTGATGCAAGACGTGTTGCCTTCATTACGTCAGGAGCAACGGCTCCAAGCATTGCCTCTGTAAGCTCTGGCGTGATTGCGCCCTTCTCCTTAAGAAGACGTAGTGCAACTTCTGTTGGCGTTGGTGCATCCTGCTCTGTGAATCCGTGCGATCTACGCCACGCATCTCCGGAAATTACTCCCCTGTCAAATCCAGCATCTGCGTCAGCCGCGCGGTCATTGCGCGTAGCTACCTGTGATGGGTCATACCATACGCAGATGCGTTCTACCTGAGCTGGGTCGAACCCATTTGCAATCAGGTAAGGACGCAGATAAACAACTGTAATTGCGTCTGCAATGAGAAGCATTAACGGTTCGATATGTGCTTTGTATAGAGACTCATCAATTTGAAGAGCGTTTGAGTATTTTACGTTTGCAAGGCCTGTAACAATATCCTTTGGTACATCTAGACCTTGTAGGATTCTTTCAAGAACGCGATCTGCACGTTGCGCAAGTGCAGGGTCAAATGAACGTTCAAACTTGAATTGCTTAATCTTGTCACCAAGCTCAGCAGGACCGCGAATGATAAGAGGAACAACTGCAGACGCAGAGTCCTCGTCACGAATCGGAGTCGTCATCGCATCCATCAACTGATCTTCAAACTCGTCCGCTGCTTCCTCAGGACTAAAGTCTTGATTAGTTGCGTCATCATCATCATATGGATAATCTGGGTCTGGTGAACCGGCAACAGAAAGACCGTCAGGTAAGTACAACGCACCAGCGTTTAGGCGTGAGCGTGCAGTAGCACGGAACGTTCTGTTGAGGAGAAGTAGCTCTGCACAAAGATCTAACAAACCGCGTAGGCTTGAATCAGCCTCGTCGGAATATCGTGGGTGCGCTCTCCAGATACGACCAACGAAAGCGTTCTTTGGCAAAATAAGTTGACCAGCATTTTTTTGTCCAGTAAGTGTTGAAGCCTCACGACGAGGAATAATTGTGTATGCACCCTTTTGGTCAACCTGAACTTCATCAACTGAACGAATATCCCAAGTCTCTGGAAGTCCTTGTCCACGGCGCTCTGGAATTTGGACTAGGTAACACTCACCGGAAACTGCTAGGTTTAACGCTGCATCACGAAGAAGTCCAGCCTGTCCGCCGTATGCGGAGTCAAGACGAACAATTGCGCGCTCTGCGGCAGAGGCAAGACGCTTATCTAATAGGTCACTGTTGCGAACTGGAAATGGTGGCTCGGCAGGATTATCAATCACCGCGGCATAAAGACGAATACGAGATATTACAGATCCAACAAGACTAAATGCGTATTTAATTTCACCGATGGCGTCATAGTATTCCCACGCCTCAGTCTGCCAGGAGTTTGCTCCTGCAAGACGACGTGAACGAAATTGCTCGGCCTCGCCCTTATCGTTTAGACGAATCTGCGCTGCGGCAGCAGTAAGGCCACGAGGATATGAGTATGGGACTGGTGTAGCAAAACCTGGAACGTTTGCAATAGAGCTAAGAGACAGAGAAGGAGAGTTAATAGCACGACGGACAGCTGCTGCTGATCTACGACGCCCCGCACGATTCTTATCGGGTTCGCGACTAAATACTGCCACCTGCTACTCCTTGTCCTGATTAACGGAATAGTTGGACATTACTTTTCCAACCATGCGGTTATAACTCCTGCGGCTGCTGATAGCGCAAAAACAGCGCATACGGCAGTCGTTGGTATAGGTACTATAATATAGGCAAGTATAACTAGTGATGAGATCCAAAATGACACACACCAATAACAGGTGAGTAGATACCCAATACCTCCGTCGGCTGGCTTAAACTTCTTCCAGACCTTCTTACGGAACTTGTCAAGGACTGTGTCCTCGATGATAAGACGGCTAGCACGGTAGACTGCAAGCGCTAGTATAACGAAGTTACCAAACGCGATTTCCATAGGTTATTCCTTTCATTCGGTTGGATCCTGACTTGAATACACGTGGCGATACGGATTCCACGAGCGCAAACGTGAACCACAACCGCAGTTCTCGTCCTTCTTGTAGGCAAGCATCTTGCCTGTTTCGGTGACTATGTATGAGTCCTCGGTCCTACTATCTGATTTGTGATGTTCGGTGTACCGTTCACGAAAAACAATCATCGGACCATCTTGACCATCTACGGCAACGATAACCGCCTCATCGGTGACAACGATACGTGTCTTTGTTACCTGATAGGCACCTGCGGTGATCGGCGCAGATGAAAGCTCTTGAACCGTATTAACGAGACCAGCCTGGGCAACTCCAACAAAGGCAGGAAACACATCATTCATTATTTTCATTTACCTAACCTTCTTGCCATTGCGCGATATGTAACACCTGCCACCTCGGCAAGTTCGCGAACTGGAACATTTGACTCGTAAAGACGAGTACAGATAATTGTAAGCTCATCGTTGGCAAGTGCTTGTGGAGAATTAGGTGTCATCTTAGAACGATAACGACGAGCCAGCGGAGACAACTGCTCGATACGAGTGCGATCTGCTCCACTAATTCCCGGAGAGACTGGACGTCGTGATACATAACCGCGAGGTCCTGTCTTAAGCTTAGGGGTTGGAATAGGAGAAGATATAGGAGAATGTTCATGATTACGTGCGACCCAAAACTTAACGGTAGATCTACGACGAACAGGATTACACGCGTTACCAATGCTTTGAAGAGACCAACCTGCCTCAAAGAGTTGTCTTACTCGGGTGTAGAACTCCTTATCAAATAAGGTAGAAAGAAGCTCGGCCTCAGACTCCGGTAGTGCCTGCTTACGAGCAGGACGGCGCTTCTCTTCCATAAGGTACACGATAACATGTAGTGTACACTAGCGAACTTTAAAAACACCGCCTGTTCGGTTGTTTGGAAGCTTACGATGCGCAAGTGAGCGCGCGGTGATCTTTCCACCAACGAAACCAGCAGGAGGTTTAATAAGGAGCGCAGTTAATGCGTGGACCAAGGCGTCAACGCGGTCTGGAGACTTACCTTCACCAGGAATCCACGAGATCATCTGGCTTTCAAGATCTGCAAGATAGCCTACGTGGTGAACACGACCTTGTTCATACGCGAGCGTAATTGGTTCTGCGCGTAGAGCCTTGCCGTGCTTGGAATGAACCTCAAGTACCTTAATACTTGGATCAATCGTGTTAATAGCATTGCGAACGAGCGCACCGCCTTGGTTAACCTCAGCAACTACAGGGCAACCCCACTTGCGTGCCATCTGCACAACCTTGTTTGCCCACACGTCAGGAGATCCATGAACAGTTGCGTCCTCGAGTACCCAGGAGTTACGCTTGTACAAATCGCGCTCGCCAGTTGATGCGCAAACAATGATACCGCACTCGTCTCGAGGATTCTCTGCAACCGAAGGGTCAACTGCGACAACGCGCAACGGTGTTCCCATTGGCAACGTAGTTTCTCTTGAACGGTCAATAAGATCTGGTGTCCACAACGCTCCCTCTACGTCCGAGAGCATCTCGCCGTATAGTTCCTGTTGCGCTAATCGCGTTCCTTCATATACACCCTTGATGGCGTCAAGATAC